TCTGGTTCCAGTAAAATTGGCATGTGTTTCCTATACCGCTGCGAATGTGATGGTCATTTCCTCGTCGCCTGCTGTCCCGTTAGCTTGCCACTCGATCTGATCTGTTTGAAGACCATTGCGGTCGCCCTCTTGAATGTTGTACCGTTGGCACTTGGGGACGTTAATTGTCACCTTGTCAACAGTGTCTGCAAACACCATGACCAGCGCTTCCTCAGTTCCCGCCAGCCATAGTGCGTGCTCGTCTTTGGTGCCAACAATTTTAGACTCGGGATTGAAACTGCCGATAACCCTGCGGTCGGTGATTAAAGCAGATGAATAGCCGCTCGAAGCCGTATGGCATTCTCGCATAATAACATTGTTGCCCGCATCAATCATAAACGCTTCGATGCAACCCGGTGACGAACCTCCCACAGTGATCGTGCTGCTGCCGAATCGGTACGGTAGTTCGGTCGGGAAGGTCGGTGCCAAGATGGTCGCATCAATCGGAGGCTGCCACAGTCCGGTGAACGTCCACTCAAGGATGATCTGTTTTCCGATGGTCGCTGCCATTCGAAATGTCCCCATCGCACCAGAAATAGACTTCTTCAGCCCGTCCTCGAATACCTCAATCGTAATCGTGTGGTTGAACGTCGTCCCCGTTGTGTCCGGGGGTCCAACGTCTTCTGGCTGTGGTGCAGCACTTTTCGGTGACCACACCAGTGGAGTCTTCTCCGTGTACCCGCACGCTGGGAATAACACATCCGCCCAGTCTGGCCCGGTTGCCGGTCCGCCTAGTTCCGTTTTGAATGTGGCCGTCCCCATCTGCGTACCGATCACCCCCGGCAGTTGCGAGAACGATTTTTGCATTGGTCGCTGGATGAACTCTATCGTTGGCTGGATCTCAATGTCGAATGCATTCCATTTGCAGTCGGTTGCATCCATCCCTGCAACCGGCGACCCTATCGCAGTTTCCACTGCCGCTGCGAGCACTCGCACCTTTTTAAGAATTGGCATCTTAGATAACCCCTTGGTTTTTCAGTGTGAGATAACGCAATCGCTCTGCTAACTCGGCCCGTAAAATCTTGTTTGCTTCTTTGACCACGAGCTTGGTCCGCTTGTTTTTCGTGAAGATCCCCCACGGACTCGCCCCGTGAAGTTGTGCAATCGGCAACCGTTTCTTTGTCAACCGCTTGAAGGCCCGCCCGTTCCACGGGGTGTGTATCGTCCCCGGTTTCGGTCCCATGAAAGCACCCGGTGCGACTTGCCTACCCGCACGAGAGTCGATCTTGTACGATACGCCCGCCTTGATATGCCGTGCTTTGAAGTCCCGCAATGGTTGCCGGAATTCCTTGGGGAGCGTGATGGTGTGCTTTGTCCATCCCGATTTGCGGGAGGTGATTGTTTGCTTCAACTTCTTCTGCGTGACGTTGAACCCGAGCGTCTTTTGCAGATCCTTGACCATGAACGTGCGTGTCTTCTTCGCCGTCTTGGATGCGACTATCTGCAACTGACCCGTGACGTTCTTGCGGAAATTCTTTAACGCCGGGGTGATTGTGTTTTTCTTCATACGGATTTTGTTGATCATCATGCCCTCACAACGTAGGGACTGGTTTCATCCGTGCGATACAGAACCGCAAACACGATTGTCATCCCGGCGAAGCTGCCATCTGGTGGGATTCGCTCAAATCCCTCGATGGTCGTGTTGATCGCCAGCCCGTCCATGTTGTGCCAACCAGCCTGTGGGACGGTCACGGTCTTGATCACATCCGCCACAAACGTATTCAGCAATTCGTCCAGTGTGGTCGGGTCTTGCTCGCTGGGCATAACATGGCAATGCACCTTGAACCGCTGTAACCATGCGATTGCTGGGGGGTTCCCCGGATGGCTTGATACCGGGTCAATCACAGGGTCATCCTGCACCATCACGATCTGGTTGTGCTTGGGGGTGAAGTCGCCCATGCGGGTTGGCCGGATCACCTCGCTCACAACCGTGTTGGGGTTGAGCTGTGCCGCCAACTCTTGAAGTCGGTCAAACAGAACAAGTGCAATGCGTTCGCTGACAGGTCTCATCGTACCTCCAGTTCCAACATTGCATGATCCTGTGATAGTAACTCGGTGATCGAACGTCGTTCGGCAGTGTCGCCGTCACGGGGAGAGATCGTGACGGCATCACCACCGAGATCCAACTCGTCGCTGCTGATGCCTAGCGTCGAATCATTTGCGACGTGTAGAATCCAGATTGGTGCTACCGTGTCGCCGTCACCAGACAAGACCGAAATCCGCTGCCGCTCGATGACCGCATCTATCGTCCGGTCAGCACGCAGGGTTGCCCCGTAGTACCGATGCGGATGATAGGTGATGCTGACCGATTCCTTGAAATCGCCGTCGACCATGAACACGGTCGTTGCATCTGTGGTCATCTGAGTTCTGAGCGTCACGGAACACCTCCGTTACGCCCGTCTGGAAACAATACGAACGTAATCGATGACAAATGCATCTACGTTGGCGTCGCTCGTTTTTTGTATCTGCATGTAAGGCTGCAACCCTGCTGTGTAGCCCGACATATCAAATGTCGTGCTTGCACACACTCGCTGCCCGTCAATAAAGAACCGAACATCCGAGGTGCCGCCCGCAAAACTGATCACGAACTTCCGATAAGTAGCAACCAGTGACAACCCGGTGCTAACGTCGTCGTTGTCGTTGTCCCCGTCGTCGGTCTCACAAAAAACTGTCGTGGTTGCCCCGATCACTCGGAACGATGCGTGAGCCGTTAGCGAATCAATCACATCATTGCGAGCACTGCACAACCCAAACGCCAGCATCGACGTTGCGTTTAGTGCTGCTTGACCAGCCTTGACCCGCATCTCGATATGGTCAAGCAGGTCAATGTCGAAGTTGAGGTCATCCTCAAAGGCAACACAATTGTTTTGGATTTCCGTGGCGACTGCGTTCGCAATTGTCAGTTCGCCGTTGATCCCCCCGATTGTCGTCGTGCCCCCCGCTGCGTAGGTCGCCTCCCAAGGTTGCCCCTCGGCACCGACTGCGGTGATCGCTTTCGCACCAAGGAAGTCATCTTCAAAAATGACAAAGTCTTGAATTCCAGCCATTGTAATCTCTCTTTCTTAAAACACTTTTTTGGTTTGACGACATCACTGCCGCAGTAACTTTAATCAGGGATTAGGTGCCCGGATTTTTCCACATTCCTCGCCAGTCAATCGGCTTCACACCGAACGTCTGTCGGATCTTGTATGTGTAGGTGTCGTTGAGCAGATTCCACTCATTTTCGAGCACGGGTGATTCTTCCCCTTGCAGGTATGAAAGCTCAATTGTGTCTATCGAACTGTTGCTCGCAGCGAGATACCACGCTGTCGCACTGTTGCCATCGAGTTCTGGTTCAGCGATCACGGTCAAACGTCGTGGACCCTGCGGTCCGTAGATGTTGGTGGTCCCGCTGTTGAATCCCGCTCGTGCAGCGTCTTCGTTGGTAGCGGTCGTAGTCGATGGATCTGCAATCGATCCGACCAACTGGTAAGCGGTTGCTTCCAGTGCCGCCGGAACAATCAAGAACTGCGGGGTGACGTTGATGATCGTCGACCCGTCCAGTCCGGTCTGCGTTCGCATCGCTGTGTAGGCAGCGTTGAGTTCTGCGACCGATGGAGGTGCACCCGAAGCATCGAGGTTGCTGTGCGTACTGTGGAACAATGCAACACCGTCTGCCATCGCAGCGTTCGCCGTGAGTGCTGCGTAGAAGATCCGGTTCTGCGTTCGTCGTGCAGCCGATCCATGCATGGCGGGTATGCGTGATATGGCGTCCAAATCGTCGTTGACCACTGTCTCCCACGATACGGTAAACAGGCGGCCAAATTTTTCCACGACATACTTTTCACGGTAGTCACTAGTCGGTCCCTCGGCATAATCTTTGTTCTCAGGCACGACTAACAGGTCAGGCGATTCCGAAAACCGGATGCGATTGATCTCTTTGAAGTCTGGCACGGAAGGCGCTTGCCGCCCCCACATCTGCCATGTCCCGGGATGCTCGTCGTAACCTGCGAGGAGCGTCTTATTAGCAGCATCAAGGAGCAAATTCGGGAAGATCCCGGTTGTGTGATACGCTTCGCCCGCACGCATGATGCCTGAGTATTTCATCCGTGAGATGGTTGGCTTGTGGCCCATCGCTACCATCGCAATCTGTTGTGGGGTCAATCGGTTAACATCGACGCCACCACGACGCAGGATCTCCTCGGCAATTCGCCGCAGACCCATCCGCTCAAAATCTTGATAACCGGCAGTTGGCTTTCTGCCTTCGAACGCTGGGCGACGGGACACGCCAACCA